ACCAAGGACCTCCAGGTCCTCCAGGCGGTCAAGGACCAAGCGGTACAGCTTACCAAGGACCTCCAGGTCCTCCAGGCGGTCAAGGACCAAGCGGTACAGCTTACCAAGGACCTCCAGGTCCTCCAGGCGGTCAAGGACCAAGCGGTACAGCGTATCCAGGACCTCCAGGGCCTCCAGGTGGACAAGGTTCAAATGGTACAGCCTATCAGGGACCTCCAGGACCACCAGGACCTCCAGGACCAGGTGGTGCACCAGGTAATTTAAATACAGGAGCTGCAGGTAACGCAGGTCCATCAGGTCCCCCAGGACCTCCAGGACCTGCAGGGCCAACAGGTCCGCGTGGACCCGGAGGTGGCCCAGGCCCCTCTGCATATACATCAGATTGTTCAGATGAACGTTTAAAATTAAATTTGGAACCAATTGCAGGTAGTCTTAAAATGTTAAAAACATTTAATTATTACAACTTTACATTTAATGATAAAGCCGGTAAAGAAATTGCTGGTAAACAATCAGCTGGGCTTATTGCTCAACAGATTAAACCAGTGTTTAACTTTGCAGTGTATGAAAACAAACGTATTAATGCCCCAGATGGAGAAGATCCATACATGACTGTAAAGTATTATAAGTTTATACCTGTTGCAATTAATGCAATTAAAGAATTAAGCACTAAAGTAAAAGAGTTAAGTGCACAGCTAAATAATAGACAAAACAATGGCTAACTCAGCAATATTAGAATTTATGGGAGCATCTGGATACTCTGGGTATTCAGGTATTTCAGGTTATTCCGGTAGTGCTTCTGGTTACTCTGCATTTTCAGGTAATTCTGGTTATTCCGGTCGAAGCGGGTTTTCTGGATACTCTGGCACTTCTGGTTATTCAGGTGTTTCCGGTTCATCAGGTTCATCAGGCACTTCTGGGTATTCAGGTTTTTCTGGTTATAGCGCTTGGTATGGGGCAGACGGACAACCATATACATTTAATGTTTCTACAACTAATGCAAACCCTGGTACAGGCTATATAGCTTTTAATAACACTAATTATAACAGTGTTACACAAATTTACATTAGTAATGTTAACAATTTAGGTACTACAGTTACTACATGGTTAAATACTTTATCTGTATCTGGTGTAACTAGTAGGCTAAGAATTACAGGTCAAACTACAAATACAGCAACTGTTGTATATGATGTCACAGGTGTTTCAGCTCAAAGCGGTTACTACGTTTTAACTGTTGCTACGGTATACAGTACGGTTGCATTTTCTAATAATGTACCTGTTTTAGTATTTGCTACACGTATTGGATACACCGGGGATCAAGGACCGCAAGGTGGAGCCGGACCGCAAGGTACACAAGGTTTAAATGGTTTTATTGGTAGTAACGGACCACAAGGTGCTCAAGGACCTACCGGTCCAACAGGCCCAACTGGCCCGACAGGAAGTTCACCAGGTGGTGCTCAAGGACCAACTGGTCCAACAGGTAACCAAGGTCCAACAGGTAATCGCGGACCACAAGGTAACGCTGGCCCAACAGGCAATCAAGGCTCAACCGGAGCTACCGGTCCGCAAGGTAATACTGGTGCACAAGGATCTGCTGGACCTACCGGACCTAGAGGACCTCAAGGGTCAGCTGGTAATAATGCTTCAGGCGGCCCGCAAGGACCAACTGGTAATCAAGGAGCAGCTGGTAATAATGCTTCAGGTGGTCCACAAGGGCCCGGTGGTCCTCCAGGACCAGCCGGTAACAATGCTTCAGGTGGACCAGGCGGACCTCCAGGGCCTCCAGGACCTGCTGGTAATAATGCTTCAGGTGGTCCAGGCGGGCCTCCAGGACCTCCAGGACCTGCTGGTAATAATGCTTCAGGTGGACCGGGCGGGCCTGGAGGACCTCCAGGACCTGCTGGTAATAATGCTTCAGGTGGGCCGGGCGGACCCCCTGGGCCGGGTGGGCCTCCAGGACCTCCTGGTACAAATTATATTTTTCCGTTTTTCGCACCGCAAGGACCTCCAGGACCTCCGGGGCCTGCTGGTAACTCTCCAGGCCCTGGCGGGCCTCCGGGACCTGCTGGCCCGCAAGGTTATCCTGGACCTCCAGGTATCTTACACTATTCCGATCAACAATTAAAGGATAATATAACACCTATATCATCTCAAGAAAGCTTGCAAGCTATATCTAGCCTTACAGGTTATAAATTTAATTGGATACCGAACATTAAAGAAACTAACTTTACTACAGAACCGTTACATGACGATTTATCTGACGTGGGGGTTATTGCACAAGAAGTAGATAATGTTTGGAAACAACTGAATATTAGTATACCTAACCCTGTTGAAAAATGGGATGACGGTTACATGAGAGTAAAATATAGAAGTTTAATACCTATTTTAATTGCTGCAACTAAAGAACTTAGTACTCAAGTAAGAGATCTTAGTTCGAAGTTAAATAATTAAAGTAACACAATAAATATAAACAATGGCAAATACAGCATATAGTATACCACAAGGAGTGTCTGGAATATCAGGTTATTCTGGTGCTATAGGTATATCTGGAGCATCAGGTTATTCTGGTAACTCTGGTTATAGTGGTTGGAGTTTTTCTGGAGTGTCCGGTTTTATCGGTATTTCAGGATATTCTGGCTACTCTGGTATATCTGGCTACTCCGGTATATCTGGTTATGCTGGGCCTTCTGGTTATAGCGGGCAGTTCGGTGGAGATAGTGTTGCGTTAATATTTCAGTCTTCAGGCACCCCTTCAACCGGACAAATAACAACTAATAATACTAGTTTAAGTTCTACCACTGCTTTAAATATAAGTGTTACAGATAGTAATTCTATTACTATTACTAATTGGATAACTGCTTTTACATCTAGTACAAATACCTCTCATTATGGTTATTTAACTATCTATAAGAAAAGTAATTCAAGCTTTTCCACATATTATGTTAATAGTACACTAACTAATAACACAACATATTATACAGTACCTGTTACGTTTGTTGCAAGTTCAGGGGAAAATACAATTTCGAGCGGTGATTTAGTAATATTAACTTTTACAAAAACCGGCAATAAAGGCGCTCAAGGCCCTACCGGTCCGCAAGGCTTTCAAGGACCAAGTGGTCCGCCAGGCCCATCTGGTAGCCCAGGGGCTCCTGGCCCTACAGGTAGTCAAGGACCAACTGGACCACAAGGCCCAGCAGGTCCACAAGGTAGTACCGGACCACAAGGCAATCAAGGTGGTATTGGTCCACAAGGTGGAGCAGGCGCACAAGGCTTTCAAGGACCTCCAGGTCCAACTGGCCCACAAGGCAATCAAGGCTCTCCAGGTCCAACTGGCAATCAAGGACCAGCAAATCCTGGACCGCCAGGTCCTACAGGTTTTCAAGGTAATGCCGGTAATAATTCTTCTGGTCCACCAGGACCCCCTGGACCTCCAGGACCTGCTGGCAACAACTCTTCTGGTCCACCAGGGCCTCCAGGGCCTCCAGGACCAGCTGGCAACAACTCTTCTGGTCCACCAGGACCTCCTGGACCTCCAGGGCCTGCCGGTAACAATTCTTCCGGGCCACCAGGACCTCCTGGACCTCCAGGACCTGCTGGTAACAATTCCTCTGGACCTCCAGGGCCTCCTGGACCTCCAGGGCCAGCCGGTAACAATTCTTCCGGGCCCCCAGGACCCCCTGGGCCTCCAGGACCAACTGGTCCTATGGGTAATTCTGTTACTGGTTATCAGGGACCTCCAGGGCCTCCAGGACCTCCTGGACCAGCAGGACCTCCAGGACCTTCAGGACCTCCAGGACCTACCGGGAATTACGGCCCTCCAGGCTGTGCAAACTATTCTGACGGTAGACTTAAAGAGTCTCTTACACCTATTGAAGGTAGTTTGGATGCGCTACGTAAAATTAACCTATATACATTCACGTATAAAAAGGAAATTTTATCAGCTGCTGAAACTAGTAACTTTACAAGTGAAAGACTTGATAAGTACGCCAACTCTAAACACGTCGGTGTATTAGCACAAGAATTAACAAATGTATGGGACCCTAGTATCGTTAATGGTTTAAAAATTAACAATACAAACTACATGCAGGTTGATTATAACCTATTAATGCCGTTAGTAATGGCTGCATTAAAAGATATAAGCAACACTGTTGATCAGATTAGTTCTAAAAAGACTTAAAAACATACAAAGAGTGGGTAGCAATACCCACTCTTTTTTATTTGATTATTTTAAACAATGGTTAAATATTAGTATATGTATCACACCAGTTTAATAATACAGGAAAATTTTTATAGTAATCCTTTAGAAGTTAGACAATATGCTCTTTCACAAGAATTTTCTGTAAGAGGTAATTACCCAGGTTTAAGAACCAAGCCATGTATTGCTGCCGGTGTTAAGGAAAGTATTGAAGATATAGTAAAAGCTCATGCAGGAAAAATCACTTGGTTTGGGACAGGAGACGGTAAAGAAGGAGACTATACCGGTAGTTTCCAATTAACATATGCAAAAGACCGTACATGGATACATAATGATGGTAATTGTTCATGGGCAGGAGTACTCTATTTAACGCCAGATGCTCCAGTGTCTGGTGGTACCGGACTGTTTAAACATAAACGTACTGGTTGGATGCAAGTGCCTCGTAAGAGCGACGGTACACAAGATATAGATTTATTAAATAATACTATAGAAGGCTGGGAATATCAAGACTATACCAAATGGGACTTACATGATAAAATCGGCAACAAGTTTAATCGTTTGGTAATGTATAGAGGGGATTATTTTCATGCTTCTTTAGATTATTTCGGAGACAACCCACAAAACGGTAGACTGTTTCAAGTATTTTTCTTTAACACCGAATATTGATTTTCTTTGCACATTTAATAAAATAATATTATGATAAACACATATCAAATCTTTACTAAAGCATTTAATGATCAGTTTTGCGATCACATTATTAATACAGCAATGCTTTATCCTGAACAGGGCGGAATTGTAGGTACAGGAGAAACATCTCGTACAGATACAGGTATTCGTAGAAGCGAGATACGTTGGATTGATGTTTATGCGCACAGAGAAATTAATACCATTTTGAACGACTATGTTAATGCTGTAAACTCTAAAATGTTTGGTTTTGATATTGCTTATGGTTTTGATTCTCTACAGTACACAGAGTACAATGGTAATGGAGAAGTAAAAGGTTTTTATGGCTGGCATATGGACTGCTTACATGATCAGTACCAAATTCATGATCGTAAAGTTTCAGCAGTTGTACAGCTTTGTAACCCAGAAGATTATGAAGGCGGTATTTTTGAAATGGACGGAGTAGCAAGACCTGAATTTGATGTGAGTAAGTTTATGCCTCGTGGCTCTCTCTTAATTTTTCCATCATATTTGCAGCATCGTGTTACACCCGTTACAAAAGGTGTGCGCAAGAGCTTAGTCACTTGGTACAACGGACCAAGATTTAAATAATTAATCAAGTTTAGTTAAACCAAGAACAGATTTAGCAACATACTGAGCTAACTGTTCTCTTGCAACTGTATCTTTAGCACCAAGCTTTGTGTGCTTAGTTTGCCAGGATTCTATGTCCTTTTTAAACTTGGCAAAGACTCCATCTATTTCTCTTAAAGCTATTTGTGTAGCTTTTTGTTCTTCTGGTACTCGAGGTTCATATAAACCAACCTCTCTCCAATCTAAAGCCACTTTTGGTTGATTAGGATTGATTATACTTTCCTCTTCTTCATCGTATAAACCAGGTATAGCGTCTTCAGAACCAGCATATTCAGTACCGCCTGCACCACCTGTTGCCCAGGACTCCCTAAGCACTTTACGGTATTTTTTAATTAAAGATGAATGATCTGTAGACATTTACAAATACTTATGGCTTTTTTTTAAAAATACACTATATATTTTATATGGGACTTTACGACACAATATACTACAAAGATAAGCTACCTACTAATAATGCAATGGAAGCGGTCGGGTATGACCCAAATGAGCTTATTATTTCCTATGAGTATGAATCTGAAGATTGTGTATTAAGTCTAACGAGGGATTTTCAAACTAAAGATCTTGGACAAAACATGTGCGAGTATACTGTTGAAAACGGAAAACTCTCTATAAAAAAATACAAAGAAGTAAAACAAGCAAGTTGGCAGACTTGTAACGGGTGGTTTAACGGGCTGCAACGTGGTGAAGAGTATTGGGAAAATGAAAACTATAGTGGGACAGTAAGGATGTACGATTTCAGATACGATGTAGAGAGTAAATGGGACTGCTGGGCAGAGTATAGTGTTACCTTCACAGAAGGAAATGTTACAAACGTTGAAATATTTGATTTTAAAGCTGTAGATAATACAGAACGGGTAAATGCAAACAAAGCACTAGCGGATAAGATAAAATCCCAAAACGCTAAAATCCTTAACAAGTATTTTTTACATACAAAACCATTAAGATGGTTACGGCGTAAAATTCACAATGCTTTGTATAGTACTGGTAATTTTCTCGTACACTTAAGTTTAAAAGTTTATTAACTATGTAAGTAATAACTTACATGGAGAAGTTAACATTTGAGTTTCATAATGAGCTAAACCCATTAGTGTGGGAAGATAGCCATCTCAAATCCAATATAAGAGAAAAGCTACTAGAAATAGCTCAAGCGTTTTTAGACAGTATTGAAATAGATGTTGATGTTGAAGACATTACTCTAACTGGTTCATTAGCAAATTATAACTATACAAAATATAGCGACTTTGATTTACATATTATAACCGATTATAGTGAGTATCAAGTAGAACCAGAACTATTAAAAGATTATTTTAATGCTAAGAAAACTATCTGGAATACCACTCGGGATATAACTATAAAAGGTTATGATGTAGAGGTTTACATACAAAGTACAGAAGAACCTCATCATTCTTCTGGTGTATATTCATTAAAAAATAATGAATGGATAGCTAAACCAAATCCTACAAAAGAAAAAACAGAAATAGATTTAACACTTGTCAATAAAAAGAAACAAGCTATGTTAGATATGATTAACTATGCTTTAAGCGATGAATGCGATGTAGAATGTGCAGAAAAAACAAAAGAGAAGTTTATAGAGCTTAGGAAAGCCGGTTTAGAAAAAGGCGGAGAGTTTGCACCGGAAAACCTTGCGTTTAAAGAACTTCGTAGGTCTGGAGATGTAGAACGTTTAGTACAAGGAGTATTAAACAAAAAGAGTCAACAGCTTTCATTAGATAGCTTGCAAAGAGAGTCTGAATCTACATTTAAAAACTTTATGAAAGTGGGAGAAAAACGCGGGCCTCGTCACCGTTCTCTTACAGCCGGTCTTAATAAAATTGGACGCTCCGATGTGGCTAAAAGTTTTAATATTGTGGCGGCAATGCACAAAAAGAAAAAAACTGATAGCCATCAAGAAGATAAATTAAAGAAACAAAAGCAAACAAAAAGCGTAGCTAACACTTTATTACCTTACAATACTGCTATGGATATTATAACCAAGCATAACTTAGATATACAAAAAATTAAGTCCGGTAAGCCTCGCAGATTGAGTACAAGCGATACAGAGATAGGATTTAATCCTATTACAAACACATTCTATTTACGTAAATATTAACACATGAAGAGCTTGAACGCATTACAAACTAAGTATGAACTTTCATACGTTACAGAAGCTGTAAACGAACTGTATTTAAAGACATTTTTTGAAGCATTAGCAGCTCCAACCCCTGTTGCACAACCAGCTCCTCAAGCTCAACCAGCAGCTGCTCCAACACAAGCCCCGGTTGCTTCTGCTGCACAACCTGCAGCTCCAGCTCCTCAAGCACAACCTGCTCCTGCAGCTCCTGCAGCGCCTGCAGCTCAACCAGCTCAACCAGCTCCTGCTGCTCAACAGCAACAACCAGCTCAAGCTCAAGCTCCTCAAACACCTCAAGATTTAGAAAAAGCAGTAGAAGCCGATCCAAAACAGTTACCTGGTTTAATTCAAGCTTTAGTTAATAACGTCAAGCAAAACCCTCAAGCATTAGCGGCTCTACAGGCAGCGGTTGCAAGAAACGATATAAACGCAGTACAACAGCTAGCTGCCCAATATGCTCCTAAACAAGAAGAAACATTCGTAGGGGAACAAATTGATTACATTTTAAAGTACGTTGACACTCTTTCCAATAAAAACGAAGTACGTAAAGGCTTACAAGAGTATGTAGAGTCTGGTGGTAATATAGACGTGCTTAGACAGTATGACGAACAGTACGATGCAAACGTGCTAGGGGTTTATAAAGAATACTATCTACAAGAAGGGGTATGGGACACTATTAAATCTGTTGGTAAAGATATTTGGCAGGGTGTTAAAAATGTAGGTGCTGCAGCAGCACCTGTTATAGGTAAATACGGTCCATGGGCTGCATTAGGTGCTTTAGCTGGTGGCCCATTAGGTGCTATGGCTTTACCTATGTTAGCAAAAGCGCTTGGTGGTAAAGGTGGAGACGATAAAACAGATAAAACAAAAGAACAAAAAGTAAAACCTATCAATAAAATGACTGGTACAGATCTTTCTGGGGTGAGCGATGAAAAGTATAATTCGTTACCTTTATTAGCAGTAAAAAACAAATTTAAAGTACTTGACCTTACACCGGAAGAAGAAAATGAAATTGAAAAGGGTGCAGTGCTTAACTTATCTGATAAACAAGACAATACAGTACAATTTACATACAAAAATGGTTTAATGACGTTTATAAAGGTGTCAGGCGGATCCGGTGCAGCTCCTGCTCCAGCTCCAGCACCGGCACCAGCTCCAGCTCCAGCTCCTGCGCCAGAACCAAAACCAGAAAAACCAAAGCCAGGCAGAACACGTAGGCCTGGAGCAAAACCTGGTTTTATAGATGTTAACAACAGTATATATACCCCTGCTCAGGTAAAAAATGCAAAAAAGAAAATAGCTAATAAAAAATATGGTAGTGAAGAAGAGTTAGCAAATCTTAAGAAAATAGCAAAAAACCCGCAACGTAAAAAGAATGAATTACCAGTAGGGGAAAAAACATTTATGTCTTTAGCTAATAAAATCATAAATGAAATGCACAACTCTTCTAGTGATGTACCGTTAGAAAAAGCTAACAGCTAATGAATGAGTACTGTTGTACAGCAATCGATACTTAATAAAGGTAGGCAAGATAAGTTTCTGCTTGTCTTGAACTTACCTTCTATACTTAAGAGCGTTAATAAAACAGATGCCGGTTCAAGAGCAACGGATGTATTAAACCTGGATTCTTTGCAATATTCAATTCATGGTACAATTGTTCCGGAAACAACCATACCTGAAATAGAATTGCCGTTTGGTGGACAAACAGCAAAAACCACAAGTTATACTAAAAACTCTTACAAAGCTGTAACTGTTAGTTTTACAGTTGATAATCAATTCAATAATTGGTGGGTGTTATGGTATTGGTTAAATGTTATTAATAATAATGCCACGGGTACATATAATGCCGATGGATTAGCACCGTCTGACAATTTCTATGGGGTTGAAAACTATCAAACTCGGGTGACGGTATACGGTTTAGACGAATATAATAACAAAGTAATACAATGGGATTACTTAAACGCCTTTATAACTACTTTAGGTGACTTGACCTATAGCTACAGAGAATCTGGTCAAATTGAATCATCTTTTACGTTTGCATTTGGACAGTTAAACACGCAGTTACTAGACCCTAATACTTAAAAATACAAATAAGTGTTAGGTTTTAGGGGCAAAAATACATAAATAATAGTAAGAAACTTTTAAATACTATGCCACAACGCACCATTCAATCTCCTGGAGTACAGATTAACGAAGTTGATCTTTCCCAAATAGCAGTAACCCCAACTGGTACTAATGTTTTAGTAACCGGTTTTGCATCGCAAGGACCGACTTATGAAATTGTGGAGCTTGCTTCTTTAAGCGATTTTCAAACTGTATTCGGTACTCCTACAAACGCTGCAGAACGTTATTTTTACTATTCAGTACAGCAACTTTTTAATGCGGGTGGTAATCCAACAATTAAAGCAGCTCGTTTACCTTATGGTGATAATGCAGGTGCTGGTACAGCAAGCAACTATAGTGCATTAGCATTTCCAGTTGTAGCTATTCCTTCTAACCCAAGCGTCTATACAACTTCACAAGCGCTAGCAAATAACATTCCATTAAGTTCAGCTCAAGGTTATTACTTTGGGGAACCAGCACTAGTAACTTTAACACCACAACAGTATACAACAATTAGTCAAGGTGGTATTAATTGGAATGCTACAACAGGTAATACTGGTTTAAGTAGCTTTACTCTATCTGGTGCAAATGTATTAAGCAATCTTGGTGCAGCTGGTTTAGTTGTTATTAACGAAGGTCAAACAACTATCAACGAACAATTCCAAGGTTATTATTTAAACTTAGCTGATAGTTTAACAAACAATCCTGCTACAAATTTTGATGACGCAATAAACGTTAAGTCAATTAACAGTTCTTACTTCCAACCAAATATTACTGGTGCTGATTCAGAGTATACAGTAGTACCAACAAACAGCATTGGTTTTACAACAACAGCTCCTTACACAGCTACATACGGTAGCTTGTCACAGGACATTGAACGTATACCTACATTTAATATTGCTGCTTCAGGTTACGGCGACTGCTTAATTATATCGCTATTCAAATTACGTCCATCCCCATTCTCACCTAACACAACGACATTACAATATGTGTTAACTGAAGGTTATGCAAGTTCATTATATGCTAACCGTACAATACAAGACGTTAACGGTGGTGTGCCAAAATCGTTGTACATGCCAACAGTTGTCAATCCTTCACCAAACTTACAAGTATTTGTAAATCCAAATATTTCTACAGTAACAAATTGGCTTGACGCTAATGGTAACTCAACAAAGAGAGTCAGAGTTTATAAAGCTAATACTTTATCGACTATGGCTGCAGCTTTAACAAGCGATCCTGATTATACATTCTATACAGTTGCTTCATCTTACTTAAACGTTGCTAACCCAACATTTACTACAGCTAATAATCTTTATGCTTTCGGTACATATGCTGATAGCATTCCATTAAATAGCTCAAAGACAATTGGTTCAGTACCTGCTAAATTACAGTATGTATTAAATGCTGCTGCTAATACAGATATTGTTAATGTTGATTTAACAGTTGATGCAGGTCTTTCAACGATTTGGGCTTCTGTTAACACAACAGGTCAGACTGAATTTGACGATACATTTGTTAATACAACATTACTTGCTCAAACTCAAGCACTTAGTGCTTCAAACGGTAACCCAGTAAGCAATACATTAATTAATAGCTGGAATGCAATTACAACACAATTTACGCAATTTGCAAGTCAAGTTCGTAAAGACCATGTATTTATTTCAGATCCATTACGTTACATATTTGTTACAGGTCAAAACTATAAGACCCTTAACAATATTAACTTAAACTTCTCACAAAACATTTACTGGCCGCTTAATAACTGTTATTCTCAGTTTAATACAAATTATTCAGCTGCTTATGCAAACTGGGTACAAATCCAGGATGTGTTTACAGGTCAAAATGTATGGCAGCCATTCTCTGGTTATGCTGCAGCAATGATTACATCAAGTGATGCAAATAATTATTTCTGGACAGCTCCAGCAGGTTTAAATAGAGGTATTATAACAGGTATTAGTGATATTGGTATTAATCCGTTACAAAAACAACGCGATCTACTTTACAATATCTCTCTAAACCCTCTAGTTTACTTCCCAGGTGAAGGTTATGTTGTAATGGGTCAAAAGACACTACAAACAACACCTACAGCTTTTGATCGTATCAATGTACGTCGTTTATTCTTATATCTAGAAAAGGCAGTTAATCAGACTGTTAAGTTCTTCGTATTTGAACCAAACACTACATTTACTCGTAGCCGTATTGTTAACACAATTACACCAATATTTGAAAAAGCTAAGACAACTCAAGGCTTATACGATTACTTAATTGTATGTAATGCAACTAACAATACCCCGACAGTTATTGATGATAACACATTAGTAGTAGACATTTACATCAAGCCAGTTCGTACAGCAGAGTTTATCTTAGTAAACTTCTATGCTACTAAGACAAGTCAAAACTTCAACGAATTGGTAGGTTAATACACTAAATAATTACATACTATGCCACAAACAATACAAGACTTCTACAGAGTAGCACAGAGCCGCGGATTTCAACGTGATTTCATGTTAAGGATTCGTTCGATCGGTGATGCTTCAAATCAGAACAGTGCATTCGACGAAGACGATTTCGTCTACATTATGACAGGTAAGTTACCTGATCGTAATGTAACTAACCAAGAACTACCTTATATGGGTTTAAAGTTCAATCTTCCAGGTACAATTACATACCCAGGTTCTGAAGGTTGGGACGTTAAGTTCCGTAACGATCTTAACGGCACTATCCGTACAAGACTTGAACAATGGCAAGATACAGTATTCAATTCAGACCCAACATCAGCTAATCAAAGCACAGGCGATTTAAAGTTGCCTGGTATTGATAGAGTGCTTCAGTTAGATCTTATTGATGAAAACCAAAACACTCTTAACACATACTATCTATATGGTGTATATGTTCAAGCTCTTGGTGCTCCTGAGTACGATCTAACAGGTTCTGGTAAACCAGTTGAGTTTACAGCTAAACTAGCTTATCAGTTTTGGAATCATTACGATTCAGGTATTTCTCCTGAAGTACCTTTATACAATCAAGGGTAATTCTTTAATTATAAAGCAAACCTCACTAGCAATAGTGAGGTTTTTTTATGTCCAAACATTAAGTATTATTGATGTCTCGATATGGTATAACGGATTTTTACAACACAGCTGCACAATATAGCTTTGCCCGTACTAATTTGTTCAGAATCACAGAAATTACAAATGGACTGTATACACCAAGCGAAAGTGAAGATTTGTTTCTTTACATGCGTACGTCAAGTATACCACAACGCAAAATTACAGTTAATGAAGTAAAATTCAGAAATTTCACTTACAATGTACCTTCTAAAGCTACATATCCGGATGCAGTTGGTAATTGGCAAGTAGAATTCTTTTGCGATAAAGACTATGTATTAAAAGATATCTTTGAAAAATGGTCTGTTAATACATTTGATGAACATTCTTCTACTGCTCAAAACACTCAATGGTGGGATACTAATATAGTGTTATCTTTATTAAACAATTCTTCTACAGATAACTCTTTAACAGAGCTTACCCCTATTAAACAATACACTTTAGTGGGAGCATTTCCTTCTACTATAGCTCAAGTACAATATGATATAAGTACAAAAGGAGAAATAGCTACATTACAAGTTAATTTGGGTTTTCAATATTTTATTTCTGAAACATTAAATTAATATGGGCGTTGTAAACAATCAAACATTATCAGATTTTTACACGGAAGTACAGAACCGTGGGCTTGCTCGAGACTTTCAGTTAAAAGTCACGCAATTTATAGTGAATGGTATTGATGCTCTTAATAGTGGTAACAATAACGATTTAGTATTAATTAAAACAGCAACATTACCGGGTAAAACAGTAAATGCAATTGAAACGACCTTTATGGGGTTAGATTTTCAAATACCAGGCAATGTAACGTTTGAAAACAATAAAGCTTGGAACGTTAAATTTTATTGCGCTCAAGACTATACATTGAGGGCGTTGTTTGAAACGTCAACATTAAACACTTTTGATCAAACAACATCATTGGGTAATATGGAACCCCGAGATCTTGCTCAAAACGTGATACAGCTTTCATTGCTAGATGATAACCTAAATGAAATTAGAGTGTATAAATTGCTTGGTGCTTTTATTACAAAAATAGAGGAAGAAGATTACGATATGACCGGTACAGGGGCTCCTGCAGAGGTTTCAGCTACTATAGCATATCAGTACTGGACAGTAGAGGGGGGAACTAACTAATGACTCAAATTATAGGTCCACAAGTTGTTGGTTCTGTTGATAATAAAAACGGAACTGGTTCTGATGTAGAAGCTTTTAAAAACTTCTTAAAGGATCCTAATACTCAAATACCTTTAGAGTCAAACTTTTTAGTTATATTTGAAAGCACTCCAGGGGTGTTTAATGCTAATGCTGCTCCAAGCTTTTCTGAGTTGGGGTATGAATACAAATGGTCAGTAGATTCAACTAAAGATACTTTATTAAGTTTAATTCAGGCTAATTCCAATACTTCTTTAGCGGGTAATGTTTGTTTATTTGCACAAAGCTTTAACACTCCTTCAGAATCAGTAGACGTACAACGACCATCAGAAGTAGCAGGAGATGGTCCTTCTGGTAGTTTACTTGCTGGGGTCTACGCGCAAGGTAGAAAACAATACGAGGAGCTCACTTTAACATTTTTAGAAACAAATAAATCATTTATTGATTTTGTAATAAGACCGTGGATAACGCTTGTAGGGCATTACGGTTTAACAACTAGAGCTGCCAACTCTACTCAAAATGTTAAAATAAATATAACTTGTGTATTGTTTGACAAAAATAATAACAATGCAATAAGAAAAATATATAACTTTACGGGCTGTGCTCCCGTCAGTATGGGTGGTTATGAATACTCTTACGACCAAGACGAGGGCGTAAAAA